ATTCGTGATCGAAATTGCAATGGCGTCGAGTTTCGCGCTTGGCGATGCGCGGTTGATGGATGAGGCCGGATGAAATACCTGTCCGTATGCTCAGGAATCGAAGCCGCTACGCAAGCTTGGCACCCGCTTGGATGGGAGCCGGTCGCGTTCAGCGAGATTGAGAAATTTCCAAGCGCGGTTTTATCCCATCATTATCCAGACGTTCCAAATTGGGGCGACATGACAAAATTTAAGGAGTGGCCAGATGAAACAATCGACCTTCTTGTCGGAGGAACCCCGTGCCAGTCTTTCTCAGTCGCAGGACTTAGAAAGGGCATGGCTGATCCGCGTGGGAACCTCGCGCTTACATATCTTGCAATCGCTGACCGATATAAACCCCGCTGGCTGGTTTGGGAAAACGTCCCCGGCGTCCTGTCAAGCGGACAAGGACGGGATTTTGGCTCCATCCTTGGGGCGATGGCAGAACTCGGGTATGGGTTCGCCTACCGAGTGCTTGACGCTCAGTACGTCAGAACATGCCGATTTAGACGGGCGATCCCCCAGCGACGGCGACGTGTGTTCGTTGTCGGATATCTTGGAGACTGGCGACGTGCCGCAGCGGTTTTATTCGACGCCGAAAGCATGCAGAGGAATCCTCCGCCGCGCCGCACGCAGGGGCAAGGAACTACCCATGATGTTGCGCCAAGCCTTGTCAGCAGTGGCCGGGGAACTGAACGAGCCGGAGACACGCGAGGGCAAGACCCGGTGATAGCGGTTTCTTTAGACGTTGCTGACACCCTAACTGTAGGCGCTGACCAGACCTTTGGAAGACCTTGTGTCATTCCGGTTGCCGTTGCAGGCACGATGTTAAGCTACGCCAATAGTGGCGGATGGAGTAACTCGATTGATCGCGCAGCGGCGGGTTATATGGTTCCAGAGTTTACGGGCAAGGCTACGTTTTCGGCTGAATGTGCTCCAACTTTAAACGCGCATTTTGGATCTAAACAAGGTTTAGAAAACCAGTATATTAACGGCGGCTGTGGGCTGTTTGTAACCGAATCGGCAAGCGCACACAAAGGAATCAATACAACGTGCGATGAAGGCCAGACGTTGATCCCTTCAATTTACTTCGATTGCAAAGGCAGCCAAGTACAAACCAGCGAAGGCGTCAGCGCGCCGCTTCGGTCAATGAATAATGACGCCAGCCACGCAAACGCAGGCGGTCATGCTGCAATTTCACAAGCCGGAATGAAAGTCCGGCGATTAACCCCCACCGAATGCGAAAGACTACAGGGCTTCACCGATGGCTTTACGGCTATCCCCTGGAACAGAAAGACCCCCGAAAACTGTCCAGACGGGCCGCGATACAAAGCCCTTGGAAATTCGATGGCTGTCAACGTGATGGAGTGGATCGGCGGCAGAATTGACATGGTAGAAAAGGAGATAAACCAAGGCCGAGGCGTTCGGAATCTTATTAAGCACGCAAAGCATCAGCCCGATGCACGATTGATGGATGAAGGAGATACGACATGAGCCACATAAAAACAGACCAAGAATTACTAGACCATCTGGACGCGACTAAAAACGTATCAGGCAATGTCAACTCGCATGGCGACGTTTTGGTCGGAAGCAGTCTGCAGCGACTTGAAGAGAGGCGTAAAAAAAGGCGAATCAGGGATGCTCAAGAAGCCATGAGGCTGGGCGTTTCTGAAGAATTTAGGCGAACCATTTTGCTGGACTATGTTTCTGGCAAGCAGGGCTGATTTAAGCAGTTGTTTGCGCTAGTGTTATGCTATTATTTACCTGAAAATGATCTAATCAATCGCAGAGTAGAGCAGTTGGCAGCTCGTTTGGCTCATAACCAAAAGGTCGCCGGTTCGAGTCCGGCCTCTGCTACCAAACCCTGAGAGGCGACCGCCATTGCTGGACGCAGCAGCTTTACAGACCCGGGAACGCTCGTAATGGCGGGTGAGATAGCCCGGGAAACAACATTCAACCGTCAAGGATTGCTTGACAGCTCAAATGGAGAAACCAGATGAAGTGCCTTAAAACCGTTTTAATGGTCTTTTTACTGTGTGCCTTTTCGGCAATTCAGGCGCTGGATGTTGGTGATACTGGTATCTGGTATGAGCCCGGACTGTCCGGTCATGGTTTGGTGGTGACGGGATTCGGATCGGATGACCAAGCCGGTGCAGTGCTGACCTGGTATACCTACACACCGGAAGGTGAGCAGGCTTGGTTCTTTAGCGACAATCTGGAACCCGGCCAATCTGCTGTCAATATCTACTTGCCCCTCGGGTCGTTCCCGGCGTTTGATCATTCGCTAGGTGAGCCGGTGGGCGAGCTGACAGTTCAAAAGCTATCCGCTGACGTGCTCCGGCTCAACTTCTTGGTCTTTATTTGGGATGATGACTGCGAGCCACGACCGCAGGCCGGCCCGAGTCCTAATTTTTGCTATGGGCAGATCACCTTGCAACGCCTAACGCCTCAGTTGGAGATTATCCCATGATTGACAATTTACTAATTGCAGCGGGAATATACGCTTTTATTGCCTTGGTTGTTTTTGCTTGGCAGGTGCGCGCGGGTGAGGTGCTTGGCGATGCGGCGCTACAAGGCGGCGGTTGGATTGTTTTTGCTTGGGCTGAAATATCTAGCCGTTATCAGCAATGGAAAGCCGAGCGAGAGTAATCTAAATTACCACGCGCGGCATTCGATTAAACAACCCCGGCTTACTCCGGCACGGTAGCCCGTGGCAGGGATTGGCCGAAGACCAGCCTGATAGTGAGTTCTGCGCGTTCAAGCAGCCCAAGTGGGGCATTCGCGCAATGGCCGTCACACTAATCACTTATCAAGACAAGCATAGAATTAGAACAGTCGCTGGAATTATTGCCCGGTGGGCGCCGAAGGCCGGCAGCGACAGCCAAGGCAATGGTTACAGCAACAGCACGGGCGCCTATACGCAATTCGTGGCCGATAAGGTTCGAGTGAGCCCGAATGCGCTGATTGACGTGACAGGCTATGAGACTATGCGCCGCCTGGTGCTGGCGATAATTGAATTTGAGAACGCCCGAAACCAGCCGTATACCCCGGCTCAGATCGACAAAGGCTTGATGATGGCCGGTATTGAACCGCCTGAAAAGCCAGTTATTCAGAGCCGGACGGTACAGGGCGGCACTGCGGCCGGCGTTGCAACGCTGACTGGCGTGATTGGCACGATTCAGCCAGCAATGCCGCTCATGGGAACGCTGGCAGAGAATGCGCCGGTAATCCTCGGATTGATTGCACTAGCCGGTCTTGGTTACATGCTGTACGCGAGATGGGATGATAAGCGGCGAGGACTGAGGTAATATAAACCAGCGGGAAGGCCCGCCGGCTTAGTTTAGCCGCCATGATTCGCTCCTTTTTTTGGTATCGGACGGGGTTAGCATCTGCAAGACGGCTTTTTGGACAAGCCGGTGAGGCGAAACGTGACCGTTTTCCCAAAGGCTAATCGTTGTAGGCGTCTTGCCGATGATGATTCCAGCAACTTCTTGGGTGATCCCAAGCTTCTGACGGGCAGCCTTAAACCGCCGGCCAAAGGCTCGGGAATCATTCTGGTTCATTGGATAGGCTCGCTATTGCATCAGCGGCCATACAAACCGCACCCCAAGTTGGAAGGCTGTGGATGATACTGCCGCCAGATCCGGTTAGAACGTAGACCTTGATGCACCAGCTTTTAGGTTCACCGCCTGAATTCCGGTCACATACGTCGTGAACAACGCAAGCAACTAGCTTGTTTTCAGCCTTTTGACTGATCGCTTTGAAGCCAATGGGAAGGTCGTCTGAATTTCTGCCCGAAAAAGCTCGGTCAAGAATAGTCGCAGCGCGCTCGGCTCTCATTTTTACTGAGACTCCGTACACTGGCGCTGGTGTGTAGCTGGTTTCTTCTTTTCTGGTCATGGTCGGCATGTGTTACTCCTGTTTATAAGTGATTCAATCAAGCAAATCATAGGCTTGAGTCTGGAATGTTAAACCGTTTAATGTTTTTTGTAAATGGAGGGTGCGCTTTTTTGCTCCATTTGGCATTGATTTTTGAACCCTGAACGCTTAAACATTGGCTTTGACGGCGTTTCTGGTATCATTAGCTCATGTTCGGGCTATCAACTAAAGTGCTTGCTGTAGCAGCCGCCGCGACCCTGGTTCTTGCGGGCTTGCTTGGCTTGCAAACGTGGCGGCTTGGTAACGCCTATGACCAATTGGCCGTTTCTGTGTCCACGCTTGCGCTGTGTAGGGAGCTGAACAAAGGAAACGAGGCTGATATTGCGTTGGCCAATAAATCGGCTGCTGAATGTCTTGAGAGAGTCACAGCTGAACAAAAACGGGCGGACGATCTTGTGATCGAAGCTCAAAACCAAAGGGTGATAACTGCTCGTGAAACTAATAACCGCCTCAAAAGAATGCGCGAAAGCCTTGCGGCTGCTGAAAATAGCTGCTCTATCCCTCTGCCTGATTATGTTGACTGCAGCCTGCGTGCCGGAACCCCTTACGAGAGCTCAGCCGGTGACTGTAGTGGTTACGAAAATAACGGCAGTGCCGGAGGAATTGACTGAAGAGGGCCAGTGGCCCGCTTATCCAATAGGCCGGAGCTTGAATTACGACGAAGCGCCTGGCTTGGCCGAGGAATACAAGCAACTATGGATGTCATGCGAAGCCGACAAGGACAGGATCAGGATGTTGCCTGGAGAAGCGGAATGACCGAGACAATCAAAACTGAGAGCCGCTGGGCCATGCAGCACTTACTGCCGCTTTTATTTACGTCGGTTCTCACTGGTATTGGCACGCTTGGAGCCACTTGGCTGCTTCTAGTTCAGTCGATGTTTAACGACATTCGCGACTTAACGGACGAGCTTGCTGTTGTGCGCGTTGAAAATGCCGTCATGCAGATCCGCATGGATGCGCGCTACGAAGTGTCGCCAATGGCCACGATTTCCAAAGTGCTCGACGCAATCAACCGGCCGGCATGGTGCAAGGAGTTTGATTCTGAGCGAAACGCCTTCGTTATGATGTACATTAACACCAAGTACGAGTTTTTGTACCAAGTAACACAAGAGCGGTTCTTCGGTAAAACGGATATTGAGATATTCGGCCAAGACCTTGGCCAAGAGTATTTAGACAACGATATGGAAGTGTTCCTAAATAAGTCATTCAGCACAGTGTTTGAAACGGTTTCTATCGGCAACAAGACGGAAGTTAAAGAGTTCTGGAAGTATTACGTGCGAACGCGGGTGGGCCAAGATCTGGTCTGCGGCATTCAGGTTTTCCCGTAGTACAATGAAACGTCCAAATAAACTACGGCAGGCAACTGCCCAACAGGATTAGCATAATGTCCGATATTATTGATATTCAGAAAGCGGTTAAGAGTGGCGTCGATGACGACAAGGCAATTGAACAGCTGCTTGCTGCATACCGAATGCAGCTAACTCAAGCCGATGCGTCGCTAGAGGATGCCACGATCGAGCAAATCGGCAAGTTAATGTCTCAAATTAACATCACCCTGGCTAATGCAAGCCATCGCAACAAGGATGCGACCATTCGCAAACGCCTGTTGAAGATGACACGCCAGCTTTTGCACATGCTTCCACCGCTGCTAGAGGCGACCGACCCCGGCGATCTGCAGGAGCTCTATGCAATCATGGCCAGCCTGCATTTCAGTGGCGCAACGACAATGGCGCTGAATCGCGTGAAAGAAGCGCGCCGGCAGCGCGAGCACGACGAAGCGGTAGCCGCAACTGAGGGCGATGTCGAAGTGCTTGAAGAGATTCGTAAGGAACAGGCCGAAGCAGAGCCGCTTGACGGCGCTGACGCTGACCTTGCGGAGTCTGGCGAGGATTTCAGCGAGGATGACCTTTGATTCTGGGATGATGTGCGACGGCGAGGGCAAGGAAGCTCGAACCCTCGGCGTTTATATTGGCCAAGCGTTCTTTATACTTGACAGCCAATCGAGTTTAGAAGAAGCTCAGACGTTCGCAATTATCCGCGCCGACGGTTTCAAAAGGCGCGGAATGCAGCAGCAAAGCGAGCAACTTGAACACCTGGCCAATGAGCTGCAATACCAGTTCATAGCTTTCAAACAAGGCCGTTTGATGATGGCCCACAGCGATAAACGCGGAGAACGGCATGACGAACACGAGCAGCACGCCAATTAGCGATTACCGAATCAAACAGCGACTGGATCAAATGGGCGCGGACTTTGGAGACTTGGGCAAGATTAAGCCGCCCGTTTCGCGCAGAGCCGGGCCAGTCAGTCAGGAGCAGCTAAACCGCCTTGAAGCGAATATTGCCGCAGTAGAGGCGGCGTTTGAGGATGACGTCGGCACCACGTTCACCGCGCCCGGCCGTGATCGGTATAACGGGCGAACCGACAGCGATGTGCTGACCTTTCTTGGCCTGCTTGAAGTTCGAGTCCGGGCCTTGCGCGCTGCGGCCGCATAATGCCGTACATGAACGAATGGCAGCGGAAGGTAGACAGCCGGATCGCTGCGATGGAAGAAAGGGTATTTGGCAAAGCCAAAGGCCCTGACGGAACGCTGGACTCAAAAGCAGCGTTTGAACGGTCGAAGGCAGAGGCGGATAAATCCCCTAATGCCCCGGCAACCTACCACCAACCCATACCTGGCGTTAATCGCGCATCAAGGAGTAAGAAATGAACGCATCAGAACTGCAAACCATCAAGCGTCTTGAAGCGCTTGAGAAACGAGTGGACGAACTGGCCAAGGCCAAACCGAAGGCGGCCAAAGCCCCCGCCAAGGAGACTAAATAATGAAACACGGACACCGAACGAAAGGCTCCCAAGCGGGATCGGGCAATTTGGGCCGAGAGTCGAGCCATCGCAATGTTGGCCCCGACGGCTACCGCAAGACTTCACCGAACTGTGGAGGCAATTCGACGAAGGCGGGCAAGTCAAATAGCGCCAAGAGTAAGAGTTACTGAGCTCTTGGGCTTATTTGAGCAGGCCCTGACCTAGCAGGGCCTGTTTTAACCCTATGACGCGCAAAAAAACAGCCAAGAAAAGAGCCAAAAAGAAAGCCTCGAAAAAAAAGGCCGTACCCGCTTGCCCGGTTTGCGCTGAGCGAGCCGCAAAGACTAATCCGTTAATGGTTTACACCAAGGAGCTGGCTGACGAAATTATCGGCCGGATGTCTGAGGGCGAATCGCTAAAAGGAATTTGCCGTGATCTTAGGGCTAAAGGCACGAAGATCGCTGAAAGCACAGTGCGGCGATGGGCCGAGAAGGATCGTGACGGCTTCTTTATGCGTTACGAGCGAGCGCAGAGGCTCCGCATGGACTCCCTTTCGGACGAAATTCTTGAGATTGCCGACGATGCACGTAATGACTGGATGGAGCGGCACGCAAAAGACGACACCGGCTGGCGTGTAAACGGCGAGCACATTCAGCGGTCAAGATTACGCATTGCCACCCGCCAAGGCTTAATGGGCAAGCTATTCCCTGAGCGGTTTGGTGACAAGATTGAGGTTAAGGCTATCAAGGCGCTGGCTGACGCGACGGATGACGAATTGGCAACAGCGGTGAAACGCCAGCTTGAAGGCGCGGGCGAGGACGGCGTGATCGTCCTAGAGAAAATACTGCTTGGGCTGGGCCTGCCTGGCTTGCCGCCAACGACACCAGCGACGGACGATGATGACTGAAACCCTAGCAAGGTTTGGCCTATCTGACATTGTTACCGAAATGATCAGCCGTGAAAAACGTCGTGGTCTGATTTACAAGCTGTTTCCAGAAACCGGCGACCGCCGACGAGAGCTGTACCCGCAGCACATGGAGTTTTTCCGGTCTGGCACGAATGTAATGTCCAGGCTGGCCATGTGCGCGAACGGTGTAGGTAAAACGCTGTCGATGGGCGGCTACGAGTTTGCATTGCACGCAACTGGCCTGTATCCGGACTGGTGGGAAGGCGTGCGGTACACGAAGCCTGTTCGGGCTTGGTTTGCTGGCGAGTCGATGAAGTCAACGAGAACCAACCAGCAAAAAGTGCTGCTGGGCGAACCAAACTCAGAAAAGGCCGGCGGCGGCCTTATTCCGACTGAATTGATTGACTTTGACACGCTCAGGCGCTGGCCCGGCAGTGGCGGACTGATCGACACCTGCCATATCAAGCACGCAAGCGGCGGCATGAGCATGATCGGCGCCAGAACGTATCAACAAGAATTTATTGATTGGGCTGGCGAAAACCTTGATCTTGGCTGGATGGATGAACCGCCGCCAATCCTGCATTATCAGGAGCTTGTGACCAGAACGAGAGGATCTGAACATCCGTGTATCATGCTCACACATACTCCCAAGAAAGGCGCGACCGAAATTGTCGTGCTGTTTACCGGCGAGCAAGATTCATCCAGAAAGGTGATCAACTGCACTTGGGATGACGTTCCGCACCTTACGGCAAAGTGGAAAAAAGGGGCTTTGGCCAATGTCCCAACCTACATGCGAGACACTGTGAGCAAGGGTATGCCAACGCTGGGCGTGGGCGCTGTCTATCCAATACCGGAAAGCAGCTTTGTTATTGAGCCGCTTGAAACAATCCCAAACCACTGGCCGAGGGCGTTTGGGTTTGACGGTGGCTGGCACAACACCGCCGTTACTTGGGGCGCGTTTGACCGAGATACTGCGACCTGGTACTTGTACGACGAACACAAAGCCGGAGAGCTGGTAATTCCAGTCCATGCTGCAGCTATCAACAGCCGCGGCAAATGGATACCTGGAATCGGCGATGTCAGGCTGGCCGGTGTCACAAACGGCGAGAAAATGATTGACGAGTATCATGATGCCGGATGCCAGATTATGGGCGCAAACAAGCCAGGCAAGGAGGCCAGAATCGAAAAGGTGCGCCAAGGCCTAATGACTGGTAAAATAAAGGTATACAGCACGCTGCGGAAATGGCTTGAGGAATATCGAATGTTCCACTACGACGACAAAGGCCAGATAAAAAAGGTGAACGATCACCTTATGGACGCAACCTGCCACTTGGTCGACGAAGGCCCGCGTATTTGTATGACGCAGCAGCAGGCCACGATGATTCCAAAAAACACCGGCAGAATGAACTTCGGACAGAGGCTTAAATGATGAACGCAGTGCTTGATGATAATGGCTTCCCGGTCGAAGATGCGGAATTTCCCGAAGAGCTGCTTGACGACGCCCTCGGTGAAGATGAAGACGGCCCTGAATTGCTCGACGAGTCAGATTTTATTTTTGACGACGAAGAAGACGAAATAGCCTTTCGCAACGAGCAAAGATTAGAGGCGCTTGTCAGCGAGCTTGAGTCAAGGAAAGACCGCGCAGTCAACCACAAGCTGAGCATTGAGCAAAAATGGCTCGAAGACGAGCGGCAATATTGGGGCCTTCGGGCGCGCGGAAGCGACGACGAAGATGATGCGCTGGACGATATGCCGGTTGATAACAAGACCGCTGAAAAAGTAGAGCTCGCTGCGGCGCGCTGCGGCGACATGCTGTTTCCTACTAACGATCCTAATTGGGCGCTAAAGCCTTCTCCGCATTCGCTGGACATTGACGGCAACGAGATTGACGCAGCCACGGCCAAAGCCGCAGTTAAGCAGGCAGGCACGTACATTGCTGATTATTTAGGCCAGTGCCAGTACGCCAAGCATGGGCGACGGTCAATCCACGACAGTTGCCGGTTAGGCGTTGGTGTAATTAAAGGCCCGTATGCCCGCCAGGCCTCAAAGCGCGTTGTACGAAGAACCTTCGAGCCGCTGTTTTATGAAGACGGCACGGAAATGCTCGATGAAGACGGCCAGCCGATGCTGGACACCGAAAACCCGACGGTTGAGCTTCATACCGTTGTTGACACAATCCCCGGCGTAACGCATTGCGATCCGTGGATGCTGTTTTTGGAAGGCCCGGTTCGGTCAATGGATGAATGCGCGGGCGCGTTTGAAATGCACCGTTACACGCCAAGCAAGCTCGCGACGCTGGGCCAGTTAGGATTTGACGAAGACCAGCTTCGCGGCCTGCTGGAAGACGGCGCAAGCCTATCTGACAGCGAAACAACGCTACTGACTGAGCGCGATAACATCCTAAGCGGCGCAGACAACGACGACGCTTCAGCAAATGAGCGCGAGTATGTCGTTTGGGAATATCACGGCGTTATACGGCCAGAGCTTTTAGCGCGCCTCGGCTTGATCGAGGAGCGGGATGTTGACCCGCTGGAAATGTTTTGGGGTGAGGTGTGGTTCTGCCAAGGCCGGGCGCTTAAAGCCGACCTGAATTCGATTCTAGGCGACGACCGCGTGCCGTACTACGTCGTACCGTACCGCCGCGACCAAGCCGACATTATGAACAGCCAGGGCGTATGCCGCATCATGCGCGACCCGCAGCGCACGATCGACATCTGCTACGAAGCCGCTCAGATCAACACAATGCTGTGTTCCGGGCCGCAAGTGGTTTATTGGGATGGCAAGGCAGTTCCGGCCGACGGCTCGTATCTAGTCGATCGGCCTAAAACGTGGCGTGTAACAGACACCCGCGTCAACTCAATCAACGATGTGATCAGCTTCACCAATATCGAAAGCTCGCTGCCGATGATCATGCCAATGTATCAAGTGGCCGTTCAGAACGCCGACAGCGCGACACAGCTGCCGATGATGGCGCACGGCGAGGCTGCAAACCAAGTTCAGCAAACAGCCAGCGGCCTTCAGATGATCTTCAACCAGCAAAACATTGTGCAGCGGAAGTACGCGCACAGCTGGGATGACGAGGTAACGGCTCCAATGGTTACCCGTTTTTACTGGTGGCTCATGGCATGGCACGAAGACGACTCAATCAAGATAGAAATGGAAGTCGAGGCGCGCGGCGCAAGCTACCTTTTGGTTAAAGACAAGCAGGCTCAGCACTTGATGATGGTCATGCAAATGGCTGCAAGTGACCCCGAAATGCGCGCCAAGCTGGACATGACTGAGCTTTACAAGCTGACGATCGGGCAAATGGATGTGCCTGTTGACCGTCTGTTTCTGCCTGAAGACGCAGAGCAGGCGCCAGACCCGATGCAGGAAATGGCCATGAAAGAAGCTGCGGCCAAACTTGCGGCTGCTGAGGCTGGCGCTGGCAAGGCCGAAGCGGAGGCAATGATTGCCCAAATGACCGCCCAAGCCATGCAGAACACTGGCGGCGCGTCGATGGACGACATTATTCGACAGGCCATATCGGCCGACGACAACAAGACCCGAATTCTTGTCGCTGAAATGGAGCGCGAGGAAGAAGCGATGCGCCTGGCGCGAAACCAAGACATCAGCTGGCAGGAACTGGAAGCCAAGATGCAGGACAAAGAACGCGACCGCCAGATTGAAGTCATGTTCAAAGAGCAAGAAATGCAGAGCGTGCAGGCCAAAAACCAAGCCGACGAGTTTGCAAAAGGGTTTAAGTTGCGCCTTGAGGCTAATGAGCAGAGGATTCGATCACTTAACATGCAAAAAGGATTTGATTCAATCTAATGTTCGATCATGGCGACACAACTTGGAAAACAATTAGTCTGTGGGCTAATAAAGAAATAGCTACAATGATGGAATTACTGACGAACCCATCAGTCAAAGGCGACGAACTGGCTTCGATCAGAGGTGAAATTCAACGACTTCGAGATTTACTCGAACTCCCAAGAGAAATAGAAAATGGATCAATTGAACTCGAACGATGAACAAATTCAGGAAGCTGACGAGCAGTTGACGCCCGAAGAGGCGTTTGCCGCTGAAATGAATCGCCGCCGCGAGCTGCATGAGAACGGCGAAGAAAGCCTAATCGGCAAGGCCGAAGGCGACGACGACCCTGAAATTGATGACGACGAGAACGATGACGACGAGCATGGTGACGAGCATGATGAAGCCGCGCCGCGCCAGCCTAGCCGAGAAAGCCAGGCTGACGATGATGACGAGGGCGACGATCCAGACCCTCAAGCAAGCTATGAATCAATGATCAACAGCCTGCCCGAAGGGGCCAAAGAAACCTTTGACCAGCTTCAGGCGCAGGCGCAGGACTATCACCAAAAATTTACTTCGCTTTATGGACGACTGGCTCCCATTCAGCGAGAAAACCAGGACTTGAAAAATCAACTCCAGGAAATGAAAGCAGCCAGAACTAACCCTCCAACTCCTAAAGACTTGGAGGCATCAGATGCTTGGAAAGAAGTATCTGCCGAGTTCCCCGATGAAGCAGGCGCACTGAAGAACATCTTTGGTGGCCTTGAAACGGCGAGCCAGGAAGCGCGAAGAGAGGCTGAAGAAATTCAGCGGCAGCTTAATGAAGAGCGTAAGACTTGGACAAACCGAGAAATGCAGCGAGTGTCGAAAACCCATGAGGACTTTCTCAGTATTCTGAAAACTCCCCATTTTCAGACATGGCGCGTGCAGCTTGAGGCTGATCCGAACAGAAGCGCTCTTGCCCGGCAACTGAACAGCGACAACGGCGATGAAGTGGCAGCCGCCATTTCGACGTACAAGAAGCAGTTCAAGCTAGGTAAAAACAAACCTGCCAATGAAGGCAATCAGCAATCAACGCGACAGCAAGCAAGTGCAGCCAATAACGGCCGGCGCAAGCCAACTGTTTCGCCGCAGAGCCAAGGAGCCGGTATTACCGGACAATCCGCAGTTCAGCGACCAATGACAGACAGGCAGGCGTTTGCCAAGTATATGGATGCTAAAAAACGCGATCCTAAAAAACAACGACGAAAGAGGTAATTTGTCATGGCTAATCAAGCCCGCCATTACGGTGGTATTGCCGACCTTGGAGGCGCTGTCTCCGGTACTGGCAACCGTACAAACGTCGTCGCAATTGCTGAGCTCCTGGAGCGTGCACGCGCAGACGATATTTTTATTCCGGCACTCGATCTAAAGCCGGTTCCCGAAAACAAAGCCGAAACCGCCAGCTGGCGCCGAATGGTTAATGATGCTGTCGTTACGACCACCATTACCGAAGGCGTGAACCCTGACTGGCAAGCGGTCACTTATGAAGACGTTACTGGTACGTTTGAAGAGCGCGTAGAGGTTTACGCGGTCACAAGCCGTGCTCGCCGTCTTTCTGAGGACGACCACGTTGCCAACTCGGTTGAGCAGCTGAAAGACAAGGTGCTGCGAATCCGAAACGCAGTCGGCTGGTCTAAATGGCTTGCCGCTTCAACCGTTCTTCGGAATGATCCGGCTCACGCCGCGATTGCCGACGTTGATGGCCCTATCTCCTTGGGTATTATCCAAGAAGCAATCCGACTGTTGGACGACGCGAAAGCGATGCACTTCACCGAGGTTGATGATGGCGGCATGTTTAACGGCACGGTTCCAATCGAGCCTTCATATATTGCCTTTGGCCATACAAACATGCTGCCCGATTTGCGTCGAGTGGACGGTTTTGTGACACCGGCTGAATACGGTTCGGCCAAGGCAATCAGCAAGCACGAGAAAGGCAACGTCGAAAATACCCGATGGTTGCTGTCTCCTGAGCTGACGCCTATCATCAATGCTGGCGCTGCAGTTGGTACAACCAACATGAAGTCAACTGGCGGAACTAACATTGACGTTTATACAGTCTTGATTGTCGGTATGGGCGCGCTTGGCGCAGCCGACTTGAAAGGCGACAACGATGATGGTTGGGGCAACGTATCCGTTCAGATTTTGGATGGTGCTGACAAGGCTGACCCTGCAAACCTGAACGTGCTGGCAGTAGCGCACTGGTGGGATTTGCAGCTAATTCTTAACGACACGTGGGTTGTGCGTTTGGAAG